AGAAAGGAGGTCCGACCAACGCGGCGACTTCCAACAACCTGGCAAACGCCGGTTCCTGGCAGCGGGTCTTCCCCGAACGGAAGCAGATCAAGATCGCGCGGCTCATCACCCGCGAGAGCTGATCAAGCTGAGGGGCTGCTTCGGCAGCCCCTTTTCACACCTGGCTTCTGAAGGAGAAGACACATGACCAAAGGACTTGCTCGCTCCCTTAGCCGAGGTTCGGCTCTGGCGCAGCCCATCACGAAACAGTCGATCGCATTCGAGGACCTTACCATCACGGTTTCCGCAACTGGCGCCGCTGCAGGCTTCGGCTCGGCAGTGCTGGCGGACTTCCCTGAAGGCAACATTCTGTTCCTCGGCGCGACCTCCTACGTTGGTTTTTCGGGCTCTGGCGCCGATGCCAATCTGGTGGACACGTGGAACGGCGACTATTCCATGTCGACCGCACCTCTGGCAGACGCCGCCATCGACAATGATGCGGAGCGGAACATCATCTTCACGTCCGCCGTCGGGCCCGCTGGCTCGGAGGTTATCAGTGAAGTGCGTGGTGAGAAGGGCGGCGTGACCGTCTTCGACAACACGGATGGATCGCTGGAAATCAACCTGAACCTGACCATCGACGCCGCGGACATCACTAATGACCAGAGCGTGGACATCACGGCTTCGGGTATCCTGCACATCGCATACATCGTCCTGGGCGACGACTAATCGGCGGGCTGGCTTCGGTCAGCCCACCATAACCTCTGAGGAGCAAAACAGATGGCAAAGACCAACGAAGAAATCCTGGAGGCCGTTCGTGGCCTCGACCCGCAGAACGACGAACATTGGACGGCTGATGGCCTTCCTCGCCTCGATGCTGTGGAGAACCTGCTTGGCAGCGACGTGTCCCGCAAGGCCGTGACCAACGCCGCGCCCGACTTCACCCGCACTGTCGCGAGTGAACTGGTCGACGCGCCCGAGGATGGCGAACCGCCTGTGGACGAGCCGCCCGTCGAAACCGACGAGGAAGAAGCTGCTGGCGCGGAAGACGAAACGGCGTCCGAGGACGAAAGCACCGAGACCGAGGCCGTTCAGCAGTCCCCCGAGCCGACACAAGAGACCGATACGGCTTCGGTGACCGATCCTGAACAGGACGAAGGTGATCCTCTCGCAGAAGGTCCGGCCGACTTCGAAGCCGAACTGGATGCCGAGATTGCGGAAGCCCAACAGCGCGTCTCTGACATCCAGCGTGGCCTCGAAGAAGGCAAGCGTATGCTGGCTGAAGCGGAAGATGAGCTGGGCAAACTCGTCGACGAGAAGAACCGGCAATTCCCGCCCATAACGCAAGCCGAAGCCATCCAGCAGTTCCAGCGGAACGAGCAGGCCAAGCGCGCCGCGGCTCGCGGCGTTGGCGGAACGTCTTCGCCCCTCGATGCGGCTCTGTCCGCTCGTCGCAAGGTCCGTCGCCAGGGTGCGCCGGCTGAATAAGGAGTAACTGAATGGCGAAGCGTCTTGCAACTCTGAGCAGCCCGCCTGCGGTTCGCGCTCGCCTTCAGGCTGCCTTGTTCCATTCGCGGGAACAGCGACTGGCCCGTCAAGGGTCTTCGGTCGCTGTTCCCGTCATTTCATCGGCTACGCCCACAGGTGGCGACGTGGACGTCGTTGGCACTTCGGTGTCAGGGGCGCTTATCATTGTCTACGTGGATGGCACCGAAAGCGCCCGAGCACGTGCTGATGCTGCTGGTGACTGGACAACCACGGTCACTGGACTAGCTTCGGGCACCTATGATTTCACGGCCACGGCTACCAGTTATGGTATGACCAGCACGGCCACTGCGGCAGAGGAGGTTGTGATCGCATGACCATTACTGTTGAAGATGGCACCGGCCTCGTCAATGCAGACGCCTACATCTCGGAGGCGGATGCGGATACCTATTTTGCCGCAATCGCCAATGCTACTTGGGCCGGGGCCACTACCGCTGCAAAAGAACAGGCCATTGTCAAAGCGACCCGTTACATGGAGAAGCGCTTCGGCAACAAGTGGAAGGGTATCATTGCATCTTCCACTCAGGCGCTTGGTTGGCCCCGTGATTATGTCTATGACGAGCGGGGAACGGAGCTTGACGACCAAGTGCCGACCGCCATTGCTCACGCCTGCGCTGAGTATGCCGTTCATGCCCTGACCAATGACCTGATCCCTCCGGTTATCTATCCTGTTGCTGATGGTGCTCCGGTTCCGTTCGGCCGGATCAACCGCAAGGTGGAGAAAGTCGGTCCAGTCTACGAAGAGACCTACTATTCCACTGGCGGCGTCCATGCCTCCAAAGTCAGCTCGGGAAGTGCACTGGTCGACAAAGACCGGGTCGTCCAGTATCCAGAGGCTGACTTCCTGATTGGCCCTTTCCTGCGTAGCACGAAAGGAGTGAGCCGTTGAGCCTTGCCACTCGTCTTCAGGGGACTGCAGCCCGCTTGATTGAAAAGCACGGTGCCGATATGATCGTCACTGCCCGCGCTGCTACGCCTGAACGCGAAAGTGGTAAACCGTGGCGCGGTTCGACTGGAACCACCACCGTGACTGTGCGCGCCGTCCAATATGACTACGAGGCTGAGGAGGTTAAGGACGCTGCTTGGCGTCGGAACCACACCCGCTTTTTGGTGGCCGAGAAGGATACGGATGGAAACCTGCAGTTCACCACTGTCGATCTGACCACCGCGACTGACCTGGAAGACACGGCTGGCGATGTGTGGAGCATTGACGACGTGGACATTGTTGAACCCGGTGATGATCGCATCATCTATATCCTTAACGCGGCGAGGTGACCCATGTCTCTTACACGCGCTGAAGCCCGGGACGAGATGCTTGCGGTGGTGAACACGGCCCTGACTGGATACGATGCCTCGTTTCCAGTTCAATGGTATGACGACGACAGCAAGAAGCCCCCTAAGAATAGGAACGCTTTTGCGGAAGTTGGCGTCTATCATACGGCTGGTGGCCAAGCGACCATGGGCTCGACTTCAACGGGCAGAACCTTTCGCCGGTTTGGATACCTTGAAGTGCTGGTGCATACCCCTGAAGGTGACGGGTTGACGCTGGCCGACGAACTTGCTACGATCGTGCACGACGCCCTTGAAGGCGTGACCACTATTGGTGGGGTCATCTTCAGGAATGTTCGTGCTACGGAGGAGGGAAAGTCCGGCTCCTTCCGTGTTACGAATGTTAGTGCGGACTTTGAATATGACCAGATCAAATAGGAGGCCTTAAACATGGCACAGGTCAGCAAGATCGACAGCAATGTGACGGGGCTCCGTTACAGCGTTGAAAGCGCCCTCGGGACTGCGGGAACCGTCTGGTATCCCCTGGACCCGAACAGCTACAATGACTTCGGGGGCAACTTCACGAAGACCGCCCGCACCCCGATCAACAATCGCCGTTCTCGCTATAAGGGCGTCCTGACGGACCTCGAGAGCGCCGGCGGGTTCAACATCGATATGACCCAGACGAATATCCAGGACCTGTTCCAGGGCTTCGTCTTCGATCAGTTCGTCGAGAAAGGGCGCCAGGAACCCACGGCCGTAACCTCCACTCAGTATACGGTTGCGGACTCCAGCGACTTCGCTGCCAACGACCTCGTCTTCGCTTCGGGCTTCTCGAACTCGGCCAACAACGGGCTGAAAGTCGTGGGCAGCGTCGCGGCTGGCGCGGTTCTGACCTCCGGCCTTGTGGCTGAGGGTTCGCCGCCCGCTGGCGCCAAGATCACTCGCGTGGGCCACCAGTTTGGCTCCGGTGACTGTGAAATCGACGCCAGCGGTGACCTGCCGATCATCTCCACCACGACGAAGGACCTGACGGAACTCGGGCTGGTTGACGGTGAGCTGATCTATATCGGTGGTGACACCGCAGCCACCGAATTTGCCACGGCCACTGACAACGGCTGGTGCCGGGTGCGGACGACTGGTGGCGCCAACTCGGTTACGCTGGACAAGGCCTCGGGCCAGATGGTGACGGACGCGGGTGGTTCCAAGACCATCCAAATCTTCTTCGGGCGCACCCTGAAGAACCAGGAAGGCACGGCCATCACCCGAACGTCCTATCAGCTGGAACGCACCCTCGGTGCTCCGGATGATGCGTCGCCCTCGGATGAGCAGGCGGAATACATCGTTGGCGCCGTTCCCAACGAACTGACCATGAGCATTGACACCGCGGACAAGATCATGGTGGATATGGGCTTCATGGGGATCGACTACGAGACCAACGATGCCGCAACTGGCCCCAAAGCTGGCACGCGTCCGTCGCTGGCCTCTGGTTCGGGCAAGGCCTTCAACACCTCGACCCACGTCACGCGCATTCGCATGGGCTTGACCAGTGACGTGGACGAGTATGTGGACGCCCTGTTCGCCTACGTGACGGAAATCCGGCTCTCCATCAACAACAACCTGACCATGAACAAGGCGGTGGGAACCCTTGGCGCCTTCGAAATCACGGCTGGGACGTTCGAAGTTGGTGGCAACGTGACGGCCTACTTCCAGAACACGGCGGCTCTCGAAGCCCTGCGTGCCAACTCGGACATCACCCTCGACGTCTGTGTGGTCAAGGACAACGCCGGCTTCTCCTTCGATCTGCCACTGCTGTCCCTGGACGATGGCCGACTGAATGTGGAACTCAACCAAGCGGTTACCATTCCGCTGGGCCTGATGGCTGCTGATGGTGAGGACGTGAACTCGAACCTCGCTCACACCATCGTGATGAGCTTCTACGACTACCTCCCTGACGCCGCTGAGGCCTAAGGGGGTTCTAAGGAGGGCTTTCGAGCCCTCCTCCTCCACTTAACTTTGCTGAGGAGCAAATCATGACCAAGACGAAGAAAAAGAGTGGCTACGGCTCATTCCGTTCCGATACCGCTGCAGAGCAGGAAGGCGTTGAACTGGACTATGGCCCGTTCCGTGTTACCATCGCACGTGCCGGTGGGGCAAACAAGTCCTATGAGCGTATCCTGGAAGCGCTGACCAAGCCCTATCGCCGAGCGATCCAGCTCGAGACCCTCGACCAGAAGGTCTCCGAACGGATCATGAAGGAAGCGATGGCGAAGGCTATCGTTCTGAACTGGGAAGCCCTGGTCGACGCCGAGGGTGTTCCCGATCCTGAGGGCACCGACTGGAAGCAAGGTCTCGAAGACCCCGACACCGGCGAACTGCTGGAGTTCAACTGGGAGAACGTTCTGAGGGTCCTGCAGCACAAGGAAATCCAGAACCTCTACAACGACCTTCGTGTCCAGTCCGGCAAGGAAGCGCTGTTCCTGCAGACGCGTCGGGAGACGGAGGGAAACGCCTAACCGAGTTCCTCATCTACCAACTGGAGCAAGGGCCAGTAGAGGAACAGATCATCAAGATTGCGATGAGGTCCAACCAACCTCTTCCGGACCCCATCGCAAACGCTCCTGAAATACCCCTTGGCTTGGGCTTCTTCTACAAGGCCTTTCAGGAGCTTTCCTCGGAACGAATGGACGGGCCAATACCTGGTTCAGCGATCAGGTCCTACTGCAGAGACGAGGAGATAACGGGAGAGCTGGCTGACGATGTGAAATACCACATTAGAAACTTGGACAATGCCCTGCTGGATTACCGACGTAAGAAGGCAGAAAAAGAAAACGGGGGCAAAACGTAATGGCTGATGGTTTCAGTGAACTTGGGAGACGGCTTCGTGTCCGTGCCTACCAGGTCGGCCGCTGGAGCCATGCCACGCCCCGTAAGGCAACCAAGGTTCTGGTTAGCTCGCTCATCCGTTCCACCCCAGTCGATCGCGGTGTGGCACGATCCAACTGGCAGGTCGCAACAGGAGCTTCCCCCGCTTCTGTGCGGCCTGCCTTTGCACCTGGGCGTCGGTTGGGCCTCGGTGAAACCCGGAATGCCGCAGCCGCTATTGCCGACGCCTTTGCGCGTATCGATAGAGCGCCTTCAGCAGGGTTCCTGCAAGGGTTCCTTAATGCAGGTATTGCGGAAGCGGCTGGTGGGACGTCCTTTTACGTCTCCAACCCCGTTTACTACATCGAGGCTCTGGATCAAGGGCACTCGAAGCAACAAGCCGCTGGCTGGGTGCGTAGGGCTATCGATCAAGCCCGCATCGAAGTTCGGCGGAACAAGATTTTTGACGACTTTGGCGGGAGGCCCTGATGCCTACTGAACGCATAGACATCATTGTCACGGAGCGTGGCACCCGCCAAGTCAAGCGGAACATCGAGGACCTGGCCTCTGCTTCGGACCGCGCCGGAAGTGAGCTTGATGCCCTTCGTCGCTCGCTCCGCAACATCTCGCCAACGTCCCAGCTCAACCAGACGCTGCAGCAAATCCAGTCTTTGCGCACTGCGCTTGCGGCTCCGCGCTCTCGTGCCTCGTGGCTGAGCACTCCCATCAGTGAAGCAAACGCAGCGCTGGTCCAAATCGGCACCAACCTTCGCAGCGCTCGTCGTGAGATGGGAACCAATGTTGAATGGAGTGCCGTCGAGGAGTTCCGCCAAGCAGAAGCAGAGCTGGATGACATCATGCGTAAACTGCGGGCCGTTCGGGCCATGCAGCAGGAGCATGTGTCCCGCAACAATATCCGAGATAGAACGACTGGGCTGAGCCCGGTCATTCCACCTGTTGTTTCGCTGCCGGAGGTGAACAGGTTCGCCGCGGATGCGGAACGTGCGGCCCGTGCGTCCGGCGACTTGGCAGATAATGTCAACCGTGCTGGTGGTGCGGCCCGAGGCGCCCACAGACCGTTCATGCTCCTCAATCGGTATGTGGGCGCCTTCGGTGCAACCGTTGTGGCAATGGAACTTATGCGCCTCTCGGATAGCGCCACTGTGGTGGCCAACCGCATCAATATCGTGAGCGATAGCGTTGGGGAAGCTGAAAGCTCCATGGCTGAGCTTTACGACATTGCCCGCCGGACCAGAACGCCGATCGAAGAACTGGCTCAGCTGTTCCAAAAAGGCATGATGGCCGCAGGAGAGCTTGGTGTAAACCAAGCCGAGGTCCTGCGGTTTGTGGAAGCTGTTGGTATGGGTCTTGCCGTTCAGGGCTCCTCTGCTCAGACGGCTCGAGGCGCTCTGATCCAGCTCTCGCAAGCCATCGGCACAGACATTGTGCGGGCTGAAGAATTCAACTCCATCCTCGAGGGCGCCTATCCGATTGCCCTTGCGGCTGCTCGAGGCATTGATCGTGCGGGTGGTTCAGTTGCCCGCCTGCGTCGTCTGGTCATTGATGGCGAGATTTCCTCGCAAGAGTTCTTCAATGCCATCATGTCTCAGTATCCGCAGATTGCGGATATGTTCGCCCAGACTGAGCCAACGATCAGCCAGGCGTTCACGGTGTTCAGGAACAAGCTTACCGAGTATATCTCGACTTCCGAGGAAGCACAGGCCATCTCGAGCGCTGTCGCGGACGCAATCATCCTCATCGCCGACAACATTGAGCCTCTGGCAGACATCCTGTTCTCCCTAGGTATCGCTTGGGGCGTTGCCTTCACGGCCAGCAAGATCGCTCTGGTTGGTCGAATGGCCACTAATGTTGGGCTTTTGGGCACTGCTGCTCAGGGCTTGAAGATGGCTCTTGGCTTTATGGGCGGACCGATTGTCGGTGGACTGGCTTTGCTGGCTGGCGCTGCTTTTTGGGTCTACCAGAATACCGATCGGGCTGCGGACAAGATTGAGCGGCTGCGCGAGGTCATGGACGATGGCGTGACGGCGCTTCAGACCTATAACGAGCATGTCCAGATCGCTCGCCAGGAGCAGGAAGAACTTGGTGGGGTCATCAATCTCACCACTGAGGCAATGCTTCGCCAGTCTCGTGCTGAACTGCAGGCTTCGCTTGGAGACCTGCAGAGCGAAATTCGTAGTATGGAAAGCGAGATTGGTGGCACCGGCCTAAACCCCTTCAATATGGATAATATCCGCGCCGCTCTTAGTGAGATTGCGTCTATGGGCGGTTTCCGGGACTTTGATAGCACCCGTGAAGACATGTGGTCTTTCCGCAGTGAGGACATTGAACGGCTTTATGACCTACTGTCTGCCGTTCAGGATGGCACTGGCACCATTGAAGACTTCTATGCGGCTGTTGAACGGGTGCGTGGCGTTGGACCTGAGGTCAGTGCGGCAGCCGAGGACCTTGCAACCGCCCTCAGTGCTCTGCCTGAAGACCTGACCCAAACACCAACCGCTCAAGCCCAGCTCTGGCTTCAGCAGGCTGAGGAACAATTGGCCAATATCGCCACTGCAATTGGTGGTCTGGATGCGGAGATTACGGCCGCGGCCAACGCCCAGTCTTTGCCCGAAAAGGTCGAGGCCCTGCAGGCACTGCAAGCAGGACTAGAGTCTGCTCAACTTGCTGGTAGTCTTGTCCGAGGCTCCAGCTGGATTTCTGATACCGCTGACCTGCTGAAAGCCCTGCAAGATGCTCGCGATTTGGAGCAGAGCATGATGGAAGCTCTTGGCGCCAACGCAGATCGACTGAACGAACTCGCCACTGAAGCTGAGCGGTTCCGCACGCCTATGGATGGCGCTGCTGGTGCCGCCGATCAGACCGAGGCAACACTTGACCGGATCAACTTTACCCCGCTGGAAGAAGGGGCTCGAGGGTTTGCGGACCAGCTCATCCGGGCAGCGGCTGCCGCTTCCGTCATCAACGGCTTGGAAGCGCCAGCCGCCAATAACAACGCACCTATCATGGCGTCATATAACCCCACTCGTGATCAGATTGGCGGCAACGGGCTGATGCAGCTCAACTCTGGCGGCTCGTTTACTGTCGGGGGCAACGGCGGCGTCGACCAGAACTTGGTTTCCTTCTGGGCATCCAAAGGAGAACAGGTTACTGTCACGCCTCGCGGTGGCGGCTTGATGGGCGCAGATCGTGCGGGTCAATCCGAGGAATACCTGAACGTTATCCAGCTCATCAACCAGGAGCTTCAAACCCGCTACGACAACATCATGCGGAACAACCAGGGCATGCAGGAGCAACAAATCCTGCAGGACGCTCTGCAGATTGCCCAGCGCGAAGGTGCTGTCCTTGCTCAGCAGGACATTGAACTGATCCGTGAACAAGCCGCTGCTCTTGGCCAGCTTGAGCAACGCATGGAGCTTATTGATGGCATCACGGACGCGGTGTTTGGAAACATGGAGAGCGCCCTCAATAACTTTGTTGAGACAGGCACCTTCAACTTCAATGAGTTTGCCACCTCTGTCATCAAGGACCTTGCCCAAATCGGCATCCAAATGATGATTATCGCGCCACTGAAGAACTTCTTTGGGGGCATCCTTGGCAATCTTATGCCAGACCTGTCTGCATCGCTGCCAGGGCATAACTCT